TACAAAGACCTTGGATGGCAGTCCTCTGTAGTCACTCCTGTGTAATATGGTATACTTGTGGTTATGAATACACAGAAACCACGATTCCCTGGTCAGGTTGGGGACACAAAAGTACAAGTTATCGAAGAAAAGTTCTCAAACTTTGGCACATACGTCTGGTACAAAGCCAATGGCAAGCCATTTACAGATGGAAATGGAAGCGTTTTATCCATTGAAGGCATGAAAGATGATAAGGCTCGTATCAAAGAGCTATCCAGTGCAGCAGCATACTATGGAGAGCCAGAGGGTAGAGCAATGTTTTTCCCAAATACACATAAGATTTCTGACGAGCAATATAGCGAGCAGATGGATAGACTAAAGCAGGGATACATTCCATCAGAGAATGATCTAGGTGCATTGATCGCTGCTAAGAAAACACAACAACAGTTTGGAAACGAAGACTAATGACAGAATGGCAGATCGGTGCACGCCTCGACGACCTAGAGCAAGAAGATGATACCTTCAAGAGACAAGACCCATTTAGCAAGTCTTGGGATGAAGTTAAGGGACTAGCTGGCTTAGACAATAACTTTAAGCGTAGAGCCCAAAGAAACTTTAGCAAGGCAGAAGCAACTGGTGCATACCTAACAGCAGCATCTGCAATCGCTACTGGTGATGATGCCTCTTCTAAGGCAATTAATCCAGGTGCTGTTTACCACAACGGTTATGGCATGTTTGATGTAATTACCCCACCGTGGAACCTCTATGAGCTTGCAAACTATTACGACACATCTTTTGCCAACCACGCAGCTATTGATGCAAAGGTTGAAAATACAGTATGTCTCGGGTACAGCTTCGAGCCATCTCAGCGTACACTTATGGCATTAGAAGAGAATGAAAACGTTACAGCAGTAGACAAGGCACGCAAGCGTATCTCTCGTGCACAGGTTGCAATGAAGGATTGGCTAGAGTCGCTAAACCAGGACGAGTCATTTGAACAGATCATGACAAAGTTTTATACTGATGTCCAGGCAACAGGTAACGGGTACCTTGAGATTGGTCGTAAGGTAAACGGTGAGATCGGATACATCGGTCACATTCCAGCAACAACTATTCGTGTTCGTCGTCTTCGTGATGGATTTGTTCAGATCATTGGAAACAAGACTGTCTACTTTAGAAATTTCGGGGCAAAGAATGCAAACCCAATTACTACCGATAACCGTCCAAATGAGATTATTCACTACAAGGAATACTCTCCACTAAACACTTTCTATGGCGTACCAGACATCATGTCTGCTATTGGATCTTTGCATGGAGACCAGCTAGCTTCTCAGTACAACATTGACTACTTCGGTAACAAGGGTGTACCACGCTACATTGTAACTCTAAAGGGTGCAAAGCTATCTGTTGATGCAGAAGACAAGATGTTTAGATTCCTACAGACAAGCCTAAAGGGTCAGTCTCACAGAACTCTGTACATCCCACTGCCAGGTGACTCTGACACCAACAAGGTGGAGTTTAAGATGGAGCCAATTGAAAATGGCGTTCAGGAAGCTTCGTTCAAGGAGTACCGTAAGCAGAACCGTGATGATATTCTTATTGCTCACCAGGTTCCACTTTCAAAGATTGGTGGTGGCGATGCCTCTGCTATCGCTGCAGCTATCGCTCAGGACCGTACCTTCAAAGAGCAGGTATCTCGTCCAGCACAGCGTAACCTTGAAAAGATGCTTAACAAGATTGTTCACGAAAAGACTGACATCCTTGACTTTAAGTTTAACGAGCTTACTCTTACTGACGAGATTGCACAGTCACAGATTCTTGAGCGTTATGTAAAGACTCAAATCATGACACCTAATGAGGCACGTAATGAGCTTGGTCTTCCACAGCGTGCTGATGGAGATGACCCATTTGAAATGACATCTCGTCAAGCTACTGACATGAGAGCTAATACAGCACAAAACCGTCAGCGTGATACAGAGCGTTCTAACAACCAGTCAGATGGACCAGGTGCTGTTTCTGGACGTAATGCACAGGGTGAAGGACCAGCTTCGCAGTAATTGCGAAAGTATGTTACAATTATGTAACGGTTAGCAAAAAGGGTATATAATAAAGTAGTATGACTATTTCAAAGGCGCACTTCGATACAGATGGAGACAACCTCCGTCTGTCAATGCCATTCAGCAAGGTAGATGCAGAGAGACGTATCGTCTCAGGTTTCGCTACCCTGGATAACGTAGACAAGCAGGCAGACATTGTAACTGCAGAGGCTTCTCTAGACGCATTTAAGCGTTTCCGTGGAAACATTCGTGAGATGCACCAGCCACTAGCTGTTGGCAAGATGGTCAACTTCAAGGAAGACAAGTACTTTGATCCAGAAACAAAGAAGTTCTACTCTGGTGTCTACGTGTCTGCATATATCTCTAAGGGTGCACAGAGCACATGGGAGAAGGTCCTAGACGGAACCCTATCTGGTTTTTCTATCGGCGGTAGAATGAACAAGTGGGATGACGCTTATGACACTAAGATGGAAACACAGATCCGTATCATTAAAGATTACGACCTAGTAGAACTATCCCTAGTAGATACCCCAGCTAACCAGCTTGCAAATATTCTTTCAGTAGAAAAGGTTGATGGCGTGGACGTTGTAAAGGGTGAAGGCGTAGATACAGTTCTTGAGAACGTATTCTACGATGTAGATTCTGGGCTTGTAAAGCTTTCAGAAGAAGAGTCAGAGGTTAGCCCAACTTCTGGTCTCCCTATGAAGAATATTGGTTTTGTAGAAAAGTCTGATGAAGATAAAATTGATATGATAAAGTTCTTGGTTGACAGTGCTTCTGGTGCTGTTACAACCGAGATTAACAAGGAGGTAAGTCCTATGACAGAAACAACAGATGCAGTAGAAGAAACTGTAGTTGAAGAGGTCGAGGTCGCTCCAGAGGTTGATGCCGCAGTTGAAGAGACCGTAGCCGAAGAGGTAGTTGCTGATGAAGCAGTTGTCGAAGAGGTTGCAGTTGTCGAGGCGGAGTCCGTTGAGGATGAAGAGACTGTCGAGGCTGTTGAGGAATCAGCCGAAGAAATCTCCAAGTCAGATGAAGCAGTAGTTGAGGCTGTTGCTGAAATCAAGAGCGTTCTTACATCAGCCTTTAGCGATCTAGCTGATACTGTAAAGTCTCTCCAAGAGCAGATTAATACAGTGACAAAGTCAGTCGATGCAGTTACCGCAGAGGTAAACAGCGCAAAGTCTGAGTTTAATGAGTTTGGAAAGCGTGTTGACGCAGTAGAAGCAGATACAGCTTTCCGTAAGTCTGGCGATCTAGGCGAGATTGTTCAGGATCAACCTGAAATGGTTGAAAAATCCCTATGGGGCGGTCGTTTCCTCAAAACAGCCGATTTGTTTAGATAGAAAAAATCACTTAGGAGGTGACAATATGTCGGAAGAAATTAAGAAAAACTACGATGCATCAACAAACAACACCGTAAACGGTGATGGTGCTTTTGCGTCAGGTGGTATCGGTGGCGTAACCGATCCAGGAGCTAACACTCTTGGTAACATCCCTACCGCTGAGTTTGGTGTGACAACAGGTCCGAATGCAGTAAACCCTTCGGGTGATGCAGCAAGCGGTATCCTACGTCCAGAACAGGCACGTCGATTCATTGACTATGTCTGGGATGCTACTACTCTCGCCCAGGATGGTCGTCGCGTGACCATGCGTGCAAACACAATGGAACTTGAAAAGGTTAACGTTGGAGAGCGCGTCATCCGTGCAGCTGCTCAGGCAGATGCAACATACACAAATGCAGGTGCAACCTTCTCCAAGGTTGAGCTTACTACCAAGAAGATTCGTCTTGACTGGGAAGTTTCTGCAGAAGCACTCGAAGACAACGTCGAGGGTGCAGGTCTTGAGGACCACCTAGTTCGTCTAATGACAAATGCATTCGCAAATGACATTGAAGATCTAGCTATTAACGGTGATGGAGCTACAGGTTCATTCCTCAGCATCATGGACGGTTTTGTCAACAAGGCAAAGACCAACGGTGACGCACACGAGGCAGTTGTAACTGTAACCAACGAGGCATGGACCCCAGAGGTTATGCAGTCAATCATCAACGCAATGCCACGTAAGTATCGTGCACTCAAGAACAACCTTAAGTTCTACGCTGGAACCGACGCATTCGGTGGCATCGTTAAGAACAACGGCACTCTTGCAGACGCAGTTGCTGAGGCATTCGCTGGCCAGCAGGTTGGTTCTACCCAGGCAAACCGCCAGAACTACCTAGACGGTCAGGGACAGACATTCGGTGGAGCACGTACAACTCGTGTTCTCGGAATTGAAGTTCAGGAAGTTCCTTACTACCCAGCAGGTTATGTAGACCTTACATTCCCAGCTAACCGTGTATGGGGTTTCCAGCGTGACATCACTGTTAACCGTGAATACGTCGCAAAGAAGGACACCATTGAGTACACCGTATTCGTACGTTTCGGTATTCAGTGGGAAGAAGAAGATGCAATTGCTTTCGCAGATGCAGATTCATCTGATTCCTAATAACTAAATAGTGAGAGGGGGCAGGGGCCATAT